GATCGCCGCGCGAGCCAGCGCAGTGGCCGCAGGCGTCATCCGTGTGGCGGCAGTGACCTGCGCCGCCGCTCCCGCGACTGCTCTGCTGGAAGGTGTCAGGAACTGCGCGGGCACCGGCTCACACGTCGGTGAGCGTCACGGTGCCGAGGGTCGCCACCTGAGGCGTCGTGCCGCCGCCGAGCACGATGTCGGCGACGCCACCGTTGATCGTCAGGCCCGTGACCTTGTGCACGCCGGTGATGAAGAAGGCTGCCTGCAGATGCTGGTAGACAAGCGTGTCGCCCGGCTGCAGGCCCTGCAGGTAGGCGGTCAGCGACGCGAGGATCGCGGAGCGCATAGCGATGGTGTTGGCGGTGCCGTCCAGCGTGTAGCCGTTCTCGCCGTCAACCCCGGCGATGATCGTGATCGCCAGGATGGTCGAGGTGACGACGGTCACCGTGGCGCCGACGGGGGCCTGCCCGGAGCCGAGGCCCGGCACCGGGTCCAGATACTGCTGCAGCGACGCGAGCACTGTGCTCGCGACCGGCGAGCCGTCTGAGTTCATCGCGATCACCAGGACCGTGCCGGGGCCGTTCCAGACGGGCACGACGGTGGTCCGGGCGACGCCCTGCGACGTCGTCCAGCGCTTGTAGTCGGTGACGTTGCCGCCGCCTGAGGTGCCGACGAACTCGCCCATGACTCGCGTGCGAAGGTCCTCGTCGGCCTCTTCCTCGGTGCCGCCGCTCATCGGCACCGGGTTGGTGACCGAGAGCACGTCAGCGAGCACCGTGTTCAGCGACGTGACCGCGTTGGCCGCGACGTTGCCCGCGGTGCCGACCGTGGATGCGGCGGCGGCGAGCGTGATCCCCGACGTCGTGTTGATGCTCGGTTCGGCCTGCCCCGGCGTGACGGTGCCGTCGTCGACGAAGGTCGTCGTGGCCGCCACCGTGTTGACGAGCTGCCCCAGCGACGCGTTGGTCTGCGTGACGTAGATGCGGTAGGCGGTGGCGCCCGGGATGGCCGTCCAGGTGATCGTGTTGGTGCCCGTGTTGGTGGTGGTCGTCCCGGCCAGGTCGGCGCTGCCGGTCGTCTCGCCGAACTGGTTGAGCGCGGTCACGTGGTAGTAGCGCGTTCCCGCGACCAGCACTCCGCCGGTGTTGGAGGGGGTGACGACCACGCCGGAGGGGACCGGCAGCGGCGAGATCGACGTTCCGGTCTCGGTCGTCTGGAAGGTGATCGTGTCGCCGGTCTGGGACACGATCGAGGAGGCCTGCGTGCCCTGGGCGATGAGGGTCGCCTGGTCGGTGATGAACGTGAGCTGGCCGGTCGCGGCGATCGCCGGGTCGCGCGTGAGGCCGAAGGTGGCAGCGTGCTCGTCGAGGTAGTCGCCCCACGCGGTCGACGGGAACGCCGCGGCGACGGTCTCGGTCATGGCGTCCCACAGTCGCGCGCACTCCATCGCCGACGGCTGGGTCATGTCCCAGTAGAAGCTCCCCTCGCGCGTGTCGATGAACGCCGGGTCGTCCTGGGAGAGACCCATGTTCGCGTCAGCGTCCATGCGGGCCCGCACTCGCGCGAGCGTCTCGGAGAAGACTTCGGTGAGGTCGATGACGTCGGTCATGTCAGCGGGATGTTGGTGAACTCCAGGGGCTGGGGCTGTAGCGGCGGCGCGGCATCAAGGATCACTGTGAAGGATGCGAACACCGCCTCATCAAACGGATCCTGGGTGAAGCTGAAGTCCTCGACGGCGGTGATCCGATCGTGGACGAGCAGCGCCTCGGTGATCGTGTCCTGGTAGGCGCCGAGTAGATCGTCGTCGGCCTGCATGCCGATCACGTCGAACGGGCCCTCGATCCCGAAGTCGTCGGAGTAGATCTCATGCGCGTAGCGACTGGTCCTCAGGCACTTCTCGACCCACACGATCAGACTGTCCAGCTCGTAGGTGATCTTCGGCGCCAGGCCGTCCTTGACGAACTGCTCTTCGACGAAGTCAAAGCGCCAGCTCCGCCCGAACGGGATCGGCGCGACCTGGTCGGTGTCGTCGACAGGCGCGAGCGCTGCGTCGAGCGCGAGATCCGGGTTGATCAGCCCTGGGTCCGGCGGGATCAGGTTGATGCCGAGGGCGTCCGGTTCGGTGGTGCTCATCGCTGCACAACGATCGTCATCGTCGGGTCATCCCAGAGGCGCGTCCGGATCGAGTTGTCGTCCCAAGAGCGCGTGATCACCTGGGTGAAGGTGAAGGGCGGCGTCGGTACCTGCGTCGCCCCCATGATGTTCGGGTGCGCGTCGCCGTAGGCCGTCCAGCGCCCCGCGACGTGGCGATCCCCCGCCTTGACATCCTGTACCTGGATCACGTGGTTCACCAGGCCGCCGGTGAGTGACGTGATGTTCGGGAACCCGCCGAAGCCGGTCCCGCCGAACAGGGCGAGCTTGCCCAGGGGTGACGTTCCGGTCGACATCGCTATGGGCCGACCACTATCCAGTCGAAGGTCATGCTGAAGGTGATCCTGCCCACGCTCGTGCCCTGTACGTCAAACGTGTTTGCGGTCTTGTTGAGCACCGCCATTGAGATCGTGCTGGTGCCGGGCGCTGTCGTCGGCGTAAGTCCCACCGCGTAACCGACTTGGCCTCGGTTGTGAGTGACCGTCATCGTCGTGGTTGTGGCGTTCGCGAACGCGAGCGTTGCACCGCCACCGATGGAGACCCCTGCCTCGATGTCGGTGAACGTCTTGGCGGTGATGCCCGCCATCGCCAGATCGCCGACGACCACCTGCCGCGCGCTGGATCCCTCCTGCGCCCGGAGGATCGTCAGCGTGTCTCCGACGATGGCCGTGACCCGGATGATCTCGGCGTTCCCGACGGTCGGCGCCTGGTTCGCCGCCCAGACGGTCATGTTGAACGGCGGGGTCGGCAGGCTGGCGCCCTCGCCGGAGGCGACCGTCAGGCTGGCGCCGGTCTGGGGCGGGCTGGGTACGCCGACGACTGTCGTGAGCGCGAAGTTGCGGTGAGCGTCGAATGTCGGCATCAGGTCACCCCGAAGTCAGTTGAGAACGTCAGCCACTGATACGAGCCGTTGTTGCCGAGCGGCACCTGCCCGACGTCGGCGCCCGCCAGCGAGAGCCAGCCGTCCGTCCAGATGAACATGAGGGGCGCTATGTAGTGCCCCGCCGTATCCAGTGCAGCGCCGGTGAAATACTTCGGATAGAGCGGGTGGACGGGCAGCCTGGCAATACCGACGTTCGTGATCGGGTACGCCACCGCAGTGGCGTTCTTGCACATTCCCCGCACGTGCGTGAACCGGCCGTCGAGCATGTAGCCGCCCGGCTCTCCGCCACTGGCATTTGACCAGTTGCCCGTGCCGGAGCCCGTCGCGTACGTGAGCGGCTTCCAGACGGGTGGCGGTCCGACCTTCGCGCTGAGGCTGGTGGGGATGCTCGTGTCGGAGACGATGTCGACCATCGTCCAGTCGTGGCCCTCCTGGTGCATGAGGACGAGATCGTTGATCTTCAGGCCGACGGCGCTCTGGTAGAGCACCATCCACTGCGACATCTCGAAGTCATCGTCGAGCGTCAGCGGCATGTCGAAGCCGAACACGTCGACGGTCAGCGGCTTGAGCTTGGTGATGTTGGCGCGGTAGATCGACTGGTGGCGCTCGATCGCCCGGTGAGCGTGAGCGTCGAGCGCGTCCCGGAGCGCAAGGCGTCCGCTCATGAGACCACCCCGATGGTCGTGGTGATCGGCTCGATCGCGAGCAGCTCCAGCGCCATGTAGCTGCGACGCGTGATCCCCAGGTCGGTGCCCAGTCCATCCTGGGAGCCGATCACGTAGACGCGCACGCTCCGGCTGTTGTAGGTGATCTCCACGGTCTCGCCGACCGCGTCCGCGAGCCCCATGGCCGGGTCCACGATGCCGAAGCTGCCGCGCTCGTCCGACACCGCGGTGCCGTACCAGCTCACGGTGAAGAACCCCAGGAGGACGGCGGCGCCCGCGAGCGTGTCCGTGTCCTGGGCGTCAAGGAACGCCTGGCGGGCATCGAGGACGGCTGGCTCGGGCGGAAGCATCGGCTACCCCCACCGGAACTGCGGGTTGGCGGGGTTGTCGTTGTCGCTGTAGCCCGGCGGTAGCGTGGCCGACGATGACCCCACCACCACCATGGCGCCATCGAGGTAGTAGCTCATCGAGCTGCCGTTCGCGCCGCTCACCGCGATGAAGTAGACCCTGGCCAGCCCGGCGCCCACGGGGACCGTGAACACGTCTGCGAGCTGGGCGACGCCGAGGCGAAGCGGTCCGATGCTCCCGGGCGTGACGATGGCTGTGGTCACTCCACCTCCGCTGAGGCTGTTCGCGAAAGCGGTGCCGGGTGCACCGCCGTCGTAGTTGTCCACGAAGGAGGTGCCTGGCACGCCGCCGTCGACGATGTTCAGCGGCGTGGTGGTGGCGGGGGT